TTTTATAAGTTTTATTAAAGAAAAAGATATATGTAATCAAAAAGAATTTAATTTTTAAATATGCGTAAAGAGACAGAATTTGGCGAGAAGTTACGTAGCGTGTTAGAATCAATTGATTCCTTAACATGGAGAGACAAAAGTGGGAATGATATTAAACTTGTTGATGCATCTGTAGAGGACTTACGTAAATGATATAAGCACTGTTATGAGATGTTATATAACGTTAGTCCTTGGAATCCTGGTAAGTTTATAGTTAGAGAAAACATTCATCGAACTTGAGATTCATGTAATACGGAACTATTTGTTAGATACATTCTTCATGAATGCGAAACAGATATCAAAACTAAGAAAGATATCTTAGATTATATTAATAAACAAAGAGCAGCATCTGAAAAAGATATACTAAATGATTCAATAGCAAGTATATTTAATGGTGTTCCTCCTATTTTTGAAAAAGTAACAGTAAATCGTCTTATGGATGCTTGTTTTGATAAACTTGACGTTCTTAATAAGAAAATGATTACTGATAAATTCATTTTAGCACAAGGAATTTGGCTAACGGACGAGGAAAAAATTGAGCTAACTGAAGTTGGCAAAGACGGCAAAGCAAGAAATAGAATGGAAGTTATTAAGGAACGATTGTGTTTAAATCCTGATATCAAATTAAGAGTTAGTCCTACAGGGTTATCTTTTACAGAATTTAGATCTTTAGTTCAACTTAGCTCTTTACCAAAAATTTCTTCTTTAACTACAATTGCACTGAAAACACTAAGAGATAAGATCTTATTACTTTTAGATAACGATCTCGATTATCATATAAATAAATGGAGTACTCTAATGTCTAATATTCAGCGAGTTGCAGAAGCTCGAAATATTGAAATAGATCCTCCTTGTGCAGGTTAATTAACACCTGTAAAATTTTATTATTTCAATAATAATTTGTATCTTTGATGAACAGAACGGAACGTCAAAAATTAGCAATAAAGCGTTGATTAGACAGTAATGGAATTGGTACTATTGTAGCAGCTACAGGATTTGGTAAAACTTATATGACCTGTATGTTAATAAAAGCATTATACAATAAGAATCCAAAACTATCAGTTTTAATTGGAGTTCCTACAGATGTTCTTAAGAAACAATGACTTAAAGAGTTGGCCAAAAACCAGCTCTTTTCTGTCTGTAAAGTAGAAATATTTAATACTATTGTTAAAAATCAATATACTGTTGATTTATTTGTACTTGATGAAATACATGCTGCTTGTAGCTCAGTAAATATAAATATGTTTAAAGTTGTAAATTATCGATATTTCTTAGGATTAACTGCAACTTTCGAGAGACTAGATGGAAATCATAGTAGACTTGATGAATATACTTATGTTTGTGATCGTATAAATATAGAAGAAGCAGTTAGTAATAACTGATTATCTGATTATCGAAACTATAAAGTTCTTATTGATGTTGATTTATCTTCATACCATGAGTGGAATCAAAAGTTTCAAAGCTTATTTTCAATATTTAACTTCGAATTTAATACAGCGATGAGTTGTATTAATAAACCTGAATTTTCTATAAAATACGCAAAGAAAACAGGCTGAGATCCTACTCAAATTAGAGGATTTGCTGCAGCATGAATGAGAATGCTTAAAAAGCGCAAGAGTTTTGTAATGTCACATCCTAAAAAGTTTGAAATTGCAGATAAAATATTAGATGCAAGAAGTAATAGAAAATGTATTACTTTCTCTGCAACTATTAAAGATGCAGAATATTTTAAGAAACGAGGATATGTATTACATAGTAAACAGAAAAAGAAAGAAAACGATGCTATTATAGATAAGTTTAATCAGCAATCTATAGGGGTATTAAGTACTTCAAAGTCTTGTGATGCAGGAGTAGATATAAAAGGTCTAAGCGTTGGAGTTATATTAAGTGGAGATAGTTCAAAAACAAGAACTACACAGAGGATCGGAAGAATAATTCGGTTTGAAGAAGGAAAGGTTTCAGAAATGTTTACTCTTGTAATTCGGAATACAATTGAAGAAACTTGATTTAACAACGCTAATTCTAATCAACAATATATAACTATTGATGAGTCGCAATTAGATATAGTATTAAGTGGAAAAGGAATTTCTACTAGACCAAAAAAAGGCATAATAGATATAGAACATAGATTTTAACAAAAATAGATCTAACGTAGTACGTTTGTTTATTTTTTATCGTATTATATGGAGTTAGATACGATTCTTAATATTATGGCTAAATACAAACTAACAGCCGATGAGTTACTGTTAGTTTATTTAACATTTATTGCTCAAACAGAAAATGGAGATCCTAAAATAAATAGGAACTATTTTCGAAAGTGATATGAAGGAGGCGGCAAAGAAAGATTGCGAGAATTATTCAATTCACTAAAAGAGAAAGGAGTAATCAGGAAAAATTATAATCCAAGTACCTATGATCCTGATGAAATTGAATTTAATCAGAATTTTATAAAACAATATTTTAAGCTTTCTGGAGAACTTGGTATGGAATTAGAGGAAGCTTATCCAACTAATTTATACTTTAATGGGAAAACAGTTAGTTTAAAAAATATTGCAAAGAAATTCTTAAATATGTCAGAATTCTACTTCTGATATTCTTCTACTATTGGACATAGTATTGAAAAGCATCGTGAAATATTAGAGATACTAGAATGAGCTAAATCTAAAGACCTTATACAAGTTTCTATGGTTGAATTTGTTTCCAGTCAAAAATGGAAAGAATTTAAAGAAATGCGAGATAAAGGAATTAATGGCAAAGTTAGTACTGAACAACTTTACGATACTGCTTAATGTCTATTGTAGATGAATTATATTCTGAAATTGACAATGGTAGAGAAGGTAGAAACTTAGGTTTAAAAACTGGATTGCCAAAGTTGGATTGATATACAGGCGGATTCCAAAAAGGAGTTTACAAATTAATATTTGGACAAAGTGGTTCAGGTAAAAGTTCATATGTAATATATTCTGATTTATATCGTATATTACGAGATTATCCAGATAGAGATATTGTACATGTATATTTTAGTCTGGAAATGAGTTCGAAAGTTTTACTTGCTAAATTGCTTAATCTATATATATATGATACTTATGGAATAGAAATTTCTTATATGACACTAATGTCCGTTCGAGAAAAACTATCTGATAAATATTATAAGTATATTCAAGAGTCCAGAGTATGACTAAACTCAATCATACATAAGCTTATTATCTTTGATAAACAGCTAAGTTCTAATACTTTCTATGGTAATATGAAAGAACTTCTAAAACAATGAGGTACTTTTCAAGATATTGATGAAGGTAGAAGAAATATTTATATTCCAAGTAATCCCGATAAAATAATAAATGTAATAATTGATCATGCTGGTTTATTAACTCCAGTTGATGGTAGAACTAAAAAACAGGAAATTGATCAAACCTCGCAATACTGCGTTTATTTTAGAGAAAAGTGTGGAATATCTATTGACTTTATTATGCAAGAAAATAGAAACACAAGTGATGTAAATAGATTAAAAATGGATCTTGCAGAGCCAACCCTTGATGATGTTAAGGATTCTGGTAATGCAGGTAATGACTGTAATATTTGTGTTGCAGTATATAATCCTATAAAACATCAACGTAGTACTTATAGAGGATATACTATCATTAATAAAGAATATCCAGAAGAATCTTTAGGTTCTGCTATGCGTGGATTAATATTATTAAAACATCGATTTGGAGTTGCAAATAAAGTTTTTTGTACTGGCTTTCAAGGTAGTTTAGGACGATTTGAGGAACTTCCTGATCCAGGAAGTATTAATTATGAAGTATATCAATCTTGAAAAGATGAGAAGTTAGAAGATGAAATAACAAAAGATACAGCTGCAAAAGATGCAGAAGAAAAAGATAGCTTACAAAAACCAATATTCAAATTTTAAATATGGCTATCACATTACCAACAAACAAAATTCCTGCAGAAACTCAGGACCCAAGAAATTTAATTATTTTCTCAAAACCTAAATATGGCAAGTCAACAGCTTGTGCTAATCTTCCTGGAGCATTATGTATCGACCTTGAAGGGGGTGGATATGATTATATTGATGCTGTAAAGGTAAAAGCATCTTCTGTTAAAGATTTAAAAGAAATTTGTGCTGCAATTAAGGAAGCTAAATATCCTTATAAGTTTATTGTATTGGATACAATTACTAGACTTGAAGAAATGGTTAAACCATTAGCTTTAAAGTTATATTTAAATAGTCCTGCAGGACAAAAGTTTACAGGAGATGACGTACTTGATGCACCAATGGGAGCAGGATATAGCGCTCTTCGTAAGGCATTAGAGATGGTTATTGATATGGTATCTAAATGTGCACCTAATATTATTCTTATTTGTCATACAAAGGATTCAGCAATCGGTAATACTGATATGACTGCAAAGACTATTGACTTATTTGGAAAAGCAGGTAGAATTCTTGCTTCAAAGTCAGATGCTATTGGTTATTTAGATAGAGATGAAGATTCAAATACTATTCTAAGTTTTAATACAAATGATAAATTTGTAGAATGTGGTGCTAGACCAGAACATTTACGAAATGCAGATGTAGTATTAGGAGAAATGAAGGAAGATGGAAATATTGAATTTCATTGGGAAAGAATTTATCCTTCACTTTTAAATCCTGTAGAAGTTAATATATAATCTAAGGATTATGTTAAAGGTATCTTTTGAATTTGACGAAGAATCGAAGGCTGTTACAAATGTTAAAGTTGTTAAAGTGCCTTCAAAATATGATAATATAGATTTACCAATTGTAGAGATAGGAGATAGTAAGTTAATTATGTCTCCTAAAGCCGTTAGTTTATTATCTGCACAATGCGGAGATAGGATAGCAGTTAATTATATCCAAAAAAGTAACGAGCTTACAATCCCAGTTATCGGTAAAGCTGAAGTGTTTTCAGATCCTGAAAATGGGAATAAATTAACAAAAAGTAATACAGTCTCTTTTAAAGGGACTCAAAAAACAATTTTATCTAAATATGGTCAACTCTTTAAAATAGAGGAATGTAGGCCTGGTATGTTTAAAATGATTAAGATTGATGAATCAGATCTTTCTAAAGCTGATACCGATTTAGATACAGAAAATTCAGATTTATTAAAAATTTAAAATTGTAAGAATATGTCAATGTTTGATTTTAGTGTAGCAAAGAATGCAAATCAAGTAACTTCTACTTTCCTTCGTGGAGGAATTCATAATGTAACCTATAAAGGTATTGAATGAGTAGCTAGTCAGAGTGAAGGTAATTCTGATGCTTTTGTTTTATTATTTGAAACAAAGGACGGTATCCAGCATCGAGAAACTATTTTTGATCCAAGTAATATAAGTAATTGTACTCAGAGAGCTACAACTCAGTATGGAGAAAATCCATCTGAAATGGAAAACTTTATGGTTAAAATTACTCAGATCATTAATGCTCTTAATCCCGAATTAGGTGCAAAAATTGCTGCAGGAGAAAAGATTGAAGTAAGTAGCTTTAAGGCTCTTGCTAAATATTTAAAGGAAAATTTAGCAGGTTCTGTTGGTAAAGAAACTCAAATCAAGTTAATTCCTTATAAAGGTTTTGCTAATATGCCTAAGTATATTGCATCAGTAGGCAAGGATGGAGTTGTTCGTAGTAGAACAAAAGTTATTGGCGAAGATTTAACTTTAACTGCTAGAGAAAAGACTGATATTGAGAATGCTAACTCTGCACAACCTACTAACATGAAAGAACGGGATAAGGATTTAGACGATCTTAAGGAAACGTTTAATGTAAAAGGCTCAGAAGACGACCTACCATTCTAAAAAATAATATAGTTAAATTTTAATGGTCTTTACATTAGAACCGATAAATATCACTAAAGAACTTATTTTAAGTAAAGTTAGTGAAGAAACTTTAATGGAGCATTACTTGGGCATTCCTGTAAAAAAAGGATTGTTCAAGTCTCCATTAAGGCAAGATAGTAAACCTACCTGCGCATTTTATAGGAATAGGAAAGGAGATTTAATATTTAAAGATTTTCGTGGAGACTTTTATGGAAATTTTATTTCGGTTGTAATGTATAAATTCGATTGTCCTTATGGCAAGGCTTTACAAATAATTGCTAATGACTTTGGAATAGTTTCCCGCAAAAATTTAACTATAAATAAACCTCTTATTAAATATACAAATCAAAAATTTAATGATACTACTCA